CATTAGACGAACCGAGTTATCGGTAGCAAACATAGAAACTGTGGCTAATGTAGTCCATGCGGGATTAGTTTAATGGTAAAACTAGAGGTTTCCAACCTCTCGTTATTGGTTCGATTCCAATATCCCGCTCCATATTTGAAAGGTTTATAATGGCTGCAGTGAAAGATAAAAAGAAAAATTCAATGTTGACCAAGAATGGTAAACAGAGATTAGGTCCGTTGAATATTGAACAACTATCTAAGATGTTGGATGGTGCTCGTAAAAAACATATTGCTAAAATTAAAAGAGCAATTGCAAAGCGGTTACAAACACAGCAATTTGGTAAAGACGCAGAGCCGGTAGTAACGGAATAAAAATTGCCCCTTTAGTTAAATGGTATAACGCTAGATTTGTAATCTTGAATTGTTAGTTCGATTCTATCAAGGGGCACCATCAATTGAAAGAAAATTATGAGACCATTAAAAGATAATATTATTGTAACAAGAATCGCTGCAGAGAAACAAACACATTCCGGTATTATTCTAAAATATACAGAAGCACCAGACCGTGCAAAAGTTGTTGCTCTTGGTCCCAAGGTCGATGAAGTTCAGATTGGTGATGAGTTGTTAGTGAATTGGAATAAAGCCGTTAAGGTAGAAAACGAAGATTACGTTGTACCTATTACGGAAGTTATCTTTATTTATTAAGGAGGAAGTATGGCAGATGACAAAAAGTTTCGTGAAGAACAATTAAAAAAAGTTCGAGATTTAAAACCAGTAGCGCCTGCTCCAAAAATCAATAAACCTAAATTTGTTCCTAAACCTAATGTGATGAGAAAAGCGGGAAGAGGAAGATAAGTTAAAACTTAGCTAAAGATTCCATTATCATCAACAATGACATTCCTAAAAAACAAAATATAAAAACAATTTTAGACAACATAATAACCTCACTTTTAGTTTATTTCAAAAAATGTCCCGATTCAACTATCATTAATACCAAACAAAGAGTCAAAACTAAAATAAAAACTGTTGGTTGCAGGTTTTTCATATTTTATGCAACTTAAAAAAATATGTTATTAGAGCTGCTGCCGTCAGACACCACCAAAATAATTCTTGGACTTTCTGGCGGTCTTTGTCCATTAATTTTGTTTCTTCTTCTTTTTCTTTTCTTAATTTCTGTTTTAATGATTCGATTTCATTCCAAGCCGTAGCACCGTATTTAGCAATGGCTTGAGCTTTAATTTTTGCTATTTCTTTTTCGTGTGCTTTATCTTTCTCATATCTTTCGAAAGCTCTAAACTCTTCTATGGAGCGCTCATAATCTTTTCTTTTCTGTGCCAAGAGCCTTTGTTTATGCTGTTCTTGGACTGATTTTTCCATGTCGGCTTGTTGGTTAACAACCACCTCACCTAGTTGTTTACCAACTTGTTGAGCGCTCTTTAAAGAGGAAGCAGCAGTCTGGCCGCCAGCAGATATCGGATCGGGCATCTAAGTATACCATTATTGTGTTGACAAAAAGGATAAAGAATAGTATAATTAAATGTTCAAATCATTGTAAGTATTTATAATAAAAAGGAAATAACATGGAAATCATTGCTTTAAAATTAATCACAGGTGAAGATGTTTTAGGTGAGATCGATTCTCAATCCGAAACTGAATTTGTTATTGTTAATCCAGTTGGTATCACGGTTGTCCGTGGTAAAGATGGTCAACCTAATATTGGATTCTCACCATTCCCATTACATGCCGAATCAAAAACTGGTGCCACGGTTGCCTTGGCCAAGAAACATGTAGTATACTCCTATGTACCGGCAGAAGATTTTGTGAATAACTATAAGCAAATCTTTGGTTCTGGTCTAGTTGTTCCACCACAAAAACAAATAATTACAGGTTAATGACAAAATTCTACACAAATGTCCAATGTTTTGGTAACAACATCCTTTATCGGGGTGTTGTTGATGGTAAAAGAATCAAAGATAAGATAGAGTATTCTCCATCTTTGTATTTGCCATCCAAAAAAATTACAAACTTCACCACACTCGAAGGTGATTATCTCGACCAGAAAATCTTTGGCAATACTAAAGCCGCCAGAGATTTCATCAAACAATTTGATGGTGTGGCTAACGCCTCTAAAATCTATGGTCAAACTCGTTTTGAATATGCCTTTATTGCTGATGAACATAACGGCATGGTCGACTATGATTATGAGAAAATTTCAATTGCCGTAATCGATATTGAGGTGGGTTCTGAGAATGGCTTTCCTGATCCATATAGAGCAGATGAACCCATCACAGCCATTTGTGTAAAATACCTCAATGGTGAAACCTATGTGTTTGGTTGTGGAATCTATGAAACACAAGGTAAAGAAATCTATGTAAAATGTAAAGATGAATATTCTTTATGTAAACAATTCATGGCCTTATGGACTAGTAAATGTCCTGACATCATTACTGGTTGGAATACCAAGTTCTTTGATATACCATATATCGTAAATCGTTTTAAAAAAATTCTTGGAGAAGATGCAACCAAGAAACTATCTCCATGGAATTATATCTCTGAAAGAAAAGCCATCATCAATGGTCGTGAGATGACCGAATACTATCTTGTTGGTGTTGCCTCACTCGATTACATTGAACTATACAAATGGTATGCTCCTGGCGGTAAGTCCCAAGAATCGTATCGTTTGGATAACATCGCTCAAGTTGAACTAGGTGAAGGTAAGATTGCCTATGATGAATATGATAATCTCCATGCCTTGTATCGATTAAACTTCCAGAAATTTATTGAGTATAACATTCGTGACGTTGAAATCATTATCAAACTGGAAGAAAAGTTAAAGTTACTTGAATTGGGAGTAACCTTGGCATATGATACCAAAACAAACTTTGAAGATATCTTTGCACAAACTCGTATGTGGGATTCAATGACATATGCCTATCTCTTTGAGAAAGGTATTATTGTTCCACCACGAATCACCAAGAGTAAAGATTCAGCATTCGAAGGTGCCTATGTTAAAGAAGTTCAAGTAGGCAAGCATGATTGGGTTGCTTCATTCGACTTGAACAGTTTGTATCCACATTTGATGATGCAATACAATATCAGTCCCGAAACATTGATTGAACCAGAGAACTATACAGATGAGATGCGTGAAATACTTTCATCTGGTGTTGATGTGAATAAGTTATTGGCCAAGAAAGTTGATTTATCTAAACTCAAAGGTGCAACAATCACTCCTAATGGTCAATTCTTCCGTACAGACTTCCAAGGTTTCTTACCTAAGATGATGGAAGAGATGTATACTGATCGTAAGAAGTTTAAGAACTTAATGTTAAAAGCAAAACAGGAATATGAAAATGAGAAAGATACTTCCAAACTTTATGAAATTGAAAAACGAATTGCAAAGTACAATAACATCCAGTTGGCAAAGAAAGTTTCCCTCAACTCGGCATATGGTGCTTTGGGTTCTCAATATTTTCGTTTCTATGATTTGCGGATGGCTCTTGGCGTTACTACTGCTGGTCAGTTGTCAATTCGTTGGATAGAAGCCAAACTTAATGGTTACATGAACAAACTTTTAAAGAGTGAGAAAGATTATGTTATTGCGTCAGATACAGATTCGATTTATCTCAACCTTGGTCCATTGGTTGATAGCATTGTTAAGACAAAGACTGAAACTGCAAAAATTATCTCCATCATGGATCGTATCTGTGAGGATAAGCTTCAACCTTTTATTGACAAGAGTTATCAGGAACTTGCAGAGTATGTCTGTGCGTTCTCTCAGAAAATGGAAATGAAGAGAGAAGGTCTCTCTGACAAAGGTATTTGGACTGCCAAGAAACGATACATCCTCAATGTGTATAATAATGAAGGTGTACAATACAACGAACCACAACTCAAGGTAATGGGTCTTGAAATGGTGAAGTCATCGACACCATCCGTCATTCGTGGTAAGATGTATGAGTTGATTAAACTGTTGGTAACTGGTACAGAAGATGATGTACATAAATTTATTGCTGAGTTCAAAGAATACTTTAAAACTTTACCAGTAGAGGATATCTCTTTTCCAAGAGGCCTGAACGGTTTGAAGAATTACTCGGATTCTTTATCACTATATAAAAAGGGAACACCCATCCATGTGAAGGGTGCCATCATATATAATCATAACTTAAATAAATTAAATCTAACCAAAAAGTATCCACTCATACAAGAAGGTGAGAAAGTTAAATTTACTTATTTGAAAATGCCAAACCCGTTTAAAGATATGGTCATTTCATTTCCGTCACGCTTACCTAAAGAATTTGAAATGCAACAATATATCGATTATGACACACAGTTCGATAAAGCATTCATAGAACCAATTAGGGTCATTCTAGAATGTATGGGTTGGTCGACAGAAAAGGTAAGTTCACTAGAGGATTTTTTCTCATGATATTCTTAACACTATTATCAGCACTACTATTATCAGGTATTGCAGCCTATTATTCCGTTATTGGTTTGGCTGCAATCTTTACTGGCGCATTTTGGCCAATCGTTTTTATGGGTTCGGTTCTTGAAATGAGTAAGTTGGTGACTACATCATGGCTGTATCGTAATTGGAAAACCTGCCCACTTTTATTAAAATCATATTTGACATTTGCCGTTGTCATTCTGATGATCATTACCTCTATGGGTATTTTTGGTTTCTTATCAAAGGCACATATCGATTCTACAATGGATGCTGGTGTAAACACCATTGAAATTAAAACTCTGGTACAACAAGAAAAGATTACTAAAGAACGATTGGATTATTTACTTGCTCGTGCTAAAGATCCATCAACGGCAAGTAACAAGTTAGATAAACAAATTCAAGATACTCAAAAAGAACTTACCGAAATCAATAAGAGAAAGTTGCCATTACTTAAAGAGAATAATAAACTTACCGCAGAAGTTGGTCCTATCAAGTATGTTGGTGATATGATCTATGGAGTGGAAGATGAAACTGGCTTAGATAAAGCAGTAAGATTGGTAATCATGTTAATTATGGTTGTATTTGACCCGCTAGCTGTGTTATTATTGATAGCAGCAAATATATCTATGAATAAACGACCAGTTGGTAAACCAATTGTTAAGAACGATGAAGTGGTAGGTTTAACACCAAGTGATATTCCTGTATTCACAGATAAAAAGCCTGAGCCGGAAGATCCGGTTGATGATAGAGTTAAAGTTGATAAGGAAAACATTGCAGAAATAAAACCGGAAGAAGATATTGTTATTGATGGAGTTACTGGTGAAAGTATTCCACCCATATCTAATTTCCAAAGAGTTCATCATGCACCAGGACTTTATAGTGAACACCATGATGAAGAACCAGTTAAGAAATTAGAACCTAAGTATGATTATGAAGCAGAGTTTGCATTTCGTGAAAAGGATAAGAAATGAGTATATTAGATAAAATTAAAAAGAACAGTAGTATTAAAGATTCGGCTATTCTGTCGAAGTCGAAGTTCTTTACTGACAAGGATATGATTCCTACTTCCGTGCCAATTATTAATGTGGCACTTTCTGGTCGTTTAGACGGCGGCTTAACTCCTGGTCTTACCATGTGGGCAGGTCCATCTAAACATTTTAAAACTGCCTTCTCATTGTTGATGGCAAAATCTTACTTGGACAAATATAAAGATGCGGCTCTTTTATTCTACGATAGTGAGTTTGGTACTCCTCAGAGTTATTTTGACAGCTTTGGTATCGATACCGAGCGTGTACTGCACACTCCCCTCACAGATATCGAACAACTCAAATCAGACATTATGCAACAACTTGCGAATGTTGATAGGGGTGACCGATTAATTATTGTTGTTGATTCAATTGGTAACTTGGCTTCTATCAAAGAAGTCAATGATGCCTTAGATGGTAAAACTGTTGCTGATATGACCAGAGCTAAATCTGTTAAATCACTATTCAGAATGGTTACACCACACCTTTCAATCAAAGATATTCCAATGATTGTAGTTAATCATACTTATATGGAAATTGGAATGTTCCCTAAAGCAATCGTTGGCGGTGGAACCGGCTCATATTATTCTGCTGATAACATTTTCGTTATTGGTCGCCAGCAAGAAAAAGAAGGTACTGAAGTTGTCGGTTATAACTTTATTATCAATGTAGAAAAGAGTAGATATGTCAGAGAAAAATCTAAGATTCCTGTTACGGTTCGCCATGATGGTGGCATTAGTAAGTGGAGTGGATTACTTGATATCGCAATTGATTCCGGTCATGTTATTAAGCCAAGTAATGGTTGGTACAGCAAAGTGGACGCAGATGGTGTTATAGAAGATAAGAAATATCGTATCAAAGAAACCGACACATCTGATTTCTGGTTACCAATTCTCAAACAAAAATCTTTTCAAGATTATGTACAGAACACTTATCAAATTGCTACAGGTAATATTATTCAAGAAGATGTTACTGAAGCATTTGCTGTGGAGACCACGAACGGAGTAGAAGATGATTGAAGGCGTTGATTATTGTTACATCTATCCTAAAACGGATGACACTGCGGTACATATTAAACTTTTGGATGGACCTTACAAAGATACCACATTCAAGTATGGTAAAGTAAAGTTCGAAGAAAAAGATGAACAAATGTATTTACTTTTTGCGTATGATGTGTTAGAATCTATAGCACACAAACCAAAGAAGTTGCAAAAAGATAGTAATTTTAAAAACCATATTGGTGACTTACTTGTAGAAATTATGTCATCCAATCTTGAGCAGGATATAATTGATGAAACTGGAACAGACGATATTAAAGAATCTGATTTACAATGAAGATTTTCTTAGAAAAGTATTACCATTTTTAAAGCCTGAATATTTTTCAGACAGAACTGAAAAGACCTTATTCAATGAAGTTACATCATTCACGGAAACTTACAATACTTCACCTACGATTGAAGCAATTAGTATTGCCGTCAAAGAAAAGAACAATCTCTCGGATGACGAAGTTAAGAACTGCGAATCTTATCTCCAAGAAATTGAGGCTAATAGTAAAACAGAAACCGAGGTTCAATGGCTTGTTGACAAGACGGAAAAGTTTTGCCAAGAGAAGGCCATATACAATGGTGTATTACGGGCTATTTCAATTCTCGATGGTAAGGACAAAAGCAACGAGAAAGGTGCGATTCCCTCTATATTATCGGACGCTTTGGCCGTCAGTTTCGATAACTCCGTAGGACATGATTACTTAGAGAACTCTGATGAACGATATGAATTTTACCACAGAAAAGAAGAACGAATCCCCTTTGATTTGGAGTGTTTTAACAAAATTACAAAGGGAGGATTACCTGCCAAAACCCTTAATATTGCTCTTGCTGGTACTGGCGTTGGTAAATCTTTGTTTATGTGTCATGTTGCTGCCGGTGCTATGGTTCAAGGAAAAAATGTGTTATATATTACACTTGAAATGGCTGAAGAAAAGATTGCAGAAAGAATAGATGCAAACTTATTGAATGTTACCTTAGATGACCTGATGGATTTACCAAAAGATATGTATGATAGAAAGGTTGCCAAGGTTAAAGAGAAGGTAACTGGTAAACTCATCATCAAAGAATATCCTACAGCATCTGCTTCAACAACACATTTTAGGACTTTACTAAATGAACTCAATCTCAAAAGGTCTTTCGTGCCTGATATTATTTTCGTGGATTATCTTAATATCTGTTGTTCTTCTCGTATTAAAGCTGGTGCGAATATTAACTCTTACACCTATGTCAAGTCAATCGCAGAAGAACTTAGGGGACTTGCGGTTGAATGTAATGTTCCTATTGTATCTGCTACTCAAACTACCAGAAGCGGATTCACATCGAGCGATCCAGGCTTGGAGGATACGAGTGAGAGTTTCGGGTTGCCTGCAACCGCCGACCTAATGTTTGCTTTGATTTCTTCAGAAGAATTGGAAGAGATGGGACAAATCATGGTTAAACAATTAAAGAATCGATATAATGATCCAACATATTATAAACGATTTACTGTTGGTGTCGATAGAGCCAAGATGAAATTATATGATGTTGAACAATCAGCTCAACATGGCCTTGCTGATGCTGGTCATATTGGTGCCAATAATAAAATTAAACATGAGAAGAAATCCTTTGAAGGCTTTAAAGTATGATACTCACTAGAGAACAAGCCTTACATTGTTCTAAGGTATTCCATGATTATTTCAGTAATATGGGAAGTACCGAAGATTACATGCGTGATGAGAAGTTAAAGTCGGTGGCAGAATTGCCATCTTCTTTATTTCCACCTGAGGATGATTTGTTCTCCGATTTCACCATGCACCCAAATGATATGGATATTGAGGTGTGTGAAATACCCAATACTCAATTCGAAACATTACTTGCCATTACCTCTTCTCATGTCAATAAGGCCCCCGTTGGTAGAAACATACAATTGGTAGTTAAGGAGAAGAACTCAGGAAAGATTCTAGGATTCATTCGGTTAGGATCACCTGTCATCTATATGAAACCTAGAAATGAACTCTTAGGACAGGTCTGGATCCAACAGGAAGATACTGCCAAACGATTCAATGCTTCTACTATCATGGGTTTCGTAATTGTACCATCTCAACCATTTGGATTTAATTACCTAGGTGGTAAACTTCTATCAGCTATCTGTACCAGCCATACAGTAAGAGAAATCTGTAATAAGAAATATGGTATGAATCTTTGCCTATTTGAAACCACCAGTTTGTATGGTTCAACTAAAACAGTATCACAATATGATGGCATGAAACCATATATTCGTTTCAGAGGTTTAACTGAATCCGATATCGTACCAATGATGCACGGTCAAAGGTATCATGACCTAAAAAATTATGTTGAGAATATTACTGGAGATTTATTGGGTGGTGATACTTCAACGACCAGTAGAAAGTTAAGAACATTTACCAAAATTATTGCCTTAACCAAAGCCGCTCTAAAAGGAACAACTGAAGGTGACACTTTCAACCTAACGATTGAGAACGCCAAAAAGTTGACAGAGAAGAAAAGATATTATACATCCGATTACGGTTTCAAAAATACAGTAGATTATATGAATTGTAAAACTGATACTCTTTTACCTGGTGAAAACTATGCCAAACATGAACTGGCCAATATTGTTGAATGGTGGCGGAGTAAAGCTATAAATAGATACGAAACCCTTAGAACCGAGGGTAGATTAAGGACAGAACTCGAAATCTGGACTTCAGGTAAAGACATTCAAATTATTAGGTGATATATGGCTTCTAAAGAAGATATACAAGAAACTGCTCAAGCATTGTTTTGTGCTATGGCTGATTACCTTGGCCAAGATAAAATTAAACTATCAAAAAGTTTATTTGATGTAAACACCTACAAAACTTATCCTGAGTTTAAAACAGCTTGGAATATGATGTATTCAAAGAAAAAAAATTCTGTTGAAGAAATTTTTAAAAATCATGTAAAATCAGGTCAAGCATCTTTTCAACAAGTTGATGATTTCCTAACAAAACAAAAAGCTTGGTATATTTCATCTTCTAATATTGGAAAAGAATTGGTAGCCAAGGTTAATGGTTTAAATAAGCTTCACGCCAAGATTGCTCCTTTTGGATGGTCTGATGTGTTTTATGAACACAAAGATGAAATAATGGACAATATATCAAAACTATTTGAAGTGGCCAATACCAAACAAAAAAACAATAAAGAAACAAAAACCAAAAGAAATTTCATACCTTTTGGTGAACTGAATAAATGGTCTCCGGCTGATATCTATTTCGCAACACCTTTGGCCAAAAAAACAATTATTACTGCAGCATCACAAAGTAACTTACATAAAACAACATTCTATTCATTAAATTTAATGATAAGTAAATTGATTGATAATGGTGAGTTGTTACCGTTGTCTTTAAAATTTGCCTCAGATGGAGTTACAATAAAAAAAGTAAATTTTAACAGGACTCAAGATTGGAAAGAATTGGAAAAATATGGAGGAGGTAATTATGAATGGACTGCTTTTCCAGCAGGAAACATTCCTCAAAAACCTCCAGCAAGAGATTTAAAATTATTTTTAAAAAATACTAATAGTGATAAAGATAAGATAGTAATTCGACATGATGCATCCACAGCAGGTATCAAAGGTGAAATTTTGTTAAAAGGAATGAGTGCTAGGGGCGGAAGTCTTGGGCTAGAACAAATTTTAGGCATCATATCATTAATTGACAATGGTGTCACAAATGACATTAAAAATAAATTTAAAACAGCAAATACAACTTTTAAAGAAATGAAAAAACCCATAAGAAAAGAATTGACAGATAAAGTCAAATCTAAAGGTTTTGATATGAAAAATAAAGATGAAAAAACTAAAGAAGTGATAAAGGAATCTAAAAAAGAAATTAATTATGATGAGAGAGTGGGTCAACTTAGTGCTATACATGTATCGAATAAAATCTGGCCTATCATCATTAAAAATATTTTTACCGATGAAAACACAAAATCATCATTTGTTAGAATGACATATGCTTATGCGGCTTCAATGTCATCCGATTCAGCAAAATTTGTAGTTGCAAAATAAGGATATATTAATGGCACTCATAGACTTTGATAAACTAGCAAAAGAATTTGATATGGAGGATGACTTTGGGTTCTCCGCCGTATCGGAAGCAGAATATAACTCGGTCATCAATAAGACAGCTGAAACGGCTGATGATTATAAGACCCGCCTTACTGAAGTTGAAAAGATTATTATTCCTTTTCTAACTAAGCTCCACTCGACTGGAGATAAAGAATATATATATTGGCCTAATCGTAAACCATTGATCGAAAAGCAAATAGAAAGAATATTGAAGTTAACTAGGAATTAATTATGTCTGCAACTGTGATTATACCAACTACTGGTGGTGCACCAGTACATGAAGCAATTAAATCGGTATTGAATCAAACTTATGATACCAAATGTTATATTGTTTGTGATGGTCCAGAATTTGTTTATGCTGTAAAGAACCATATCAAACAATTTGAGAAACATCCAAATTATAAAAAGATTGTGCTTTGTAATTTGCCTTTGAATGTGGGTGCCAATGGATTCTATGGCCACCGTGTCTATGCAGCTTTTACTCACCTTATTGATACCGAATATGTGTTATACCTTGACCAAGATAATTGGTTGAAACCTAATCATGTTGAATCTTGTATCAATACAATCAAATCAAAAAATCTAGACTGGTGTTACTCACTAAGAGATATCTACAAAAAAGATGGTACATTTGTTTGCCATGATGATTGTGAATCTTTAGGTAAATGGCAAACTTACCACGGAGTTAATCATGTCGATACCAATTCGTATTGCCTTAAAACAGAAATTGGTGTAAAATTGGCTTCCGTTTGGCATGGTGGTTGGGGACAAGATAGAGTGTTTCTGGCAACTATTGCTCAACACTTCAATAAATTCGATTGCACAGGTGAATACACCGTAAACTATCGTGTTGATGGTGGTGAAGGTTCAGTTAATGCTGAATTCTTTATCAATGGTAATGCAGTAATGAATAAAAAATATAATGGAGAGTTCCCGTGGCAAAAAACCTCATCATCGGTGGGTTCACAAACTATAACGCTAACCAGTTAAGACCTTGGGTATTATCAGCAAAGGTTCATTCGGGTGATGATAATGATTGTGATGTTGTTTTAGTTTATGGTAACGCATCTGACGAAACCCTAGATTGGTTAGAATCACAAGGCGTTATTATTGTTCCTATGTTGGGTGTTGAAGGTATACGTTTACCAATTCATGTGTTGCGCTTCCATTCAATCTATGATTATCTTCACAAACATTGGCAAAAATATGAGTATGTGATTACCACAGATGTTAAAGATGTGTATTTTCAATGTGACCCATTTGAGAAGTTAATTGGACATAAACTTGTGGTTGCTTCAGAAGGATTAAGATATAAAGACGAAGCTTGGGGCAATGAAAACTTACTACAATCTTATGGTCCGTATATCTATCAACAGTTTAAAAATAATGAAATTTTTAATGTTGGAACATTTGGTGGCACTTCAGAATATGTAAAAGATATGGTGTTCAATATCTTTACTAATGCAATCAACCGACCAATTCCCATTTGTGATCAAGCGGTATTCAATGTATTGATCAATACACAACCATTTAAAGATGTTATTACACATACACATGATTGGGCTTGTGAACTCGGCACAGTTATGGATCCATCTAAGATTGAAAAGTTTCGGCCTCATTTATTGTTTAGTGAACCAATTTGGGAAAATGGATTGGTTAAAATACCACCACTAACCGACAAAATATTTCCTATCGTACACCAATATGATCGTGTACCCGAAATTAAAAAGTTTGTAGAAAAGAAGTTTGGCCAAGATGATGAATCCGAAATGTTTGTTTACAGGACATAATTATGAGTAAGAGAGTGTTGTTGACCGGTGGTGCTGGCTTCATCGCACATCACCTAATTGAAAAAATATTAAAAGAAACTGATTGGAACATTGTAACACTTGACCGACTGGACTATTCAGGTAATCTCAATCGTCTTGCCGATATATTGAAAGATGTTCCTACAGAAACCACTAAACGAGTTCAAGTAGTGTATCACGATTTAAAATCCGAATTGAATCCTCAAATTTGTGGCTTACTTGGTAATGTTGATATTATATTACATCTTGCTGCAGGTTCTCATGTTGACCGGTCGATTGAATTTCCCATGGAGTTTATTCAAGACAATGTAATTGGTACGGCAAATCTATTGCAATATGCAAGAACACTTCCTAATCTAGAACGATTCATTTATTTTTCAACCGATGAAGTGTTTGGTCCAGCACCAAAAGGTGTAAACTATAAAGAACGTGATCGATACAATTCAACCAATCCGTATTCAGCATCTAAGGCCGCAGCAGAAGAGATTTGTGTTGCCTTTGAAAACACTTATAAGATGCCAATCTATATTACACACACAATGAATGTGTTTGGTGAAAGACAACATCCGGAGAAATACATTCCTACATGTATTCGTAGAATTCGTGATGGTGAAACAATTACTATTCATTCCGATCCGTCCAAAACAATTCCAGGTTCTCGCCATTACATTCACGCAAAAGATGTAGCCGATGGTCTATTGTTCATATTAGGTTTAAAGGAAGAACAATTATCTGATTGGGACTATGGCGGTGCCAAGTGTCCTAAATTTAATTTAGTAGGACTAGAAGAAATTAATAATCTAGAGTTGGCAAAATTGATTGCTGACATTCAAGGCAAAGAGTTAAAATATCTATTGAATGACTTTCATTCAGCAAGACCTGGTCACGATTTACGATATGCTCTATGTGGTGAATATATGAAATCATTAGGATGGGAACCAAAGATTTCTTTCCGTGAAAGAATTAGACAAGTGGTCGAATGGACATTAGAAAATGATCGTTGGTTAAAATGAATGATATAACTATAGTTACTGCCTTCTTTGATATTGGTCGTGGTGACTGGACACCAGATAAAGGTCTACCTCATTACCTACAGAGAACAACAAAGACATATCTTGAACGATTTGGTCATATGGCCAAGTTGGAAAATAATATGATTGTCTACACAACAAAAGACTTGGCCGATGAGGTTAAATTTTTAAGACAAGACCGACCACTAGATATTTTGATAGTTGATTTCAAAAGTAACTTTAATGAACTAAGAGAATCAATCTCTAAGGTACAGAAAGATGAAAACTATCAGAAGAAAATAAATCCTACACAAGTACGCAATCCAGAATATTGGAATGCTGATTATGTTTTGGTCAATCTATTGAAGTCATCATTTGTAAACAGAGCCATTCAATCCAATCTAATCAATACAGATTTGGTCGCTTGGTTGGACTTTGGTTACTGCCGTGATAAAACCACACTTAATGATGTCAAACATTGGAGATATCCATTCAATAAAGATAAGATTCATTTCTTCAATATCAAAGATTGGAAAGAAGGAACATTTATACAAGATGTCATTTTTAATAATGATGTTCATATCACAGGTCCGTGTATTGTTGCCGGTAAAGATATGTGGCCTAAGTTGGAACATTTAGTACACCACAACACTACCGAACTATTGAATAATGATTTAATTGATGACGATCAAACTTTGTTGTTAATGTCGTACTTATCATCACCAGATTTATTCGAACTACATAGAGTATCTGAATCTGATTGGTTTATTGCTTTTAAGGATTATAATGAAAGTTCAAATTGATTGTACCGCCAATCTTGGCGACTTTGTAAACTCTTTACCTGTATTATCAGGTCTATCTAAAAGTATTGGTAAAATAGATTTAATCATTCGTGGTGAAATGAAGAAGTTTAATGGCATCAAAGAGTTTCTAATGTATCAAGACATATTCTCATCGGTTGAATTTGATGATGAAGTATTCATATATGGTGATGACGTTATTAAATTGAGTTCTTGGACCAGAGAAGATAAAGAAGATTCGGATCGGCCAATTGAAACTTGCCGTTATGAGAATTGGATCAATGACAATTACCGAATTCTTTTTGAAGTGGATGATGATTTTGTATTGAAAGTGGAAGATTTAGGTTTTGATGTTGGTGATAATGTGTATGGTGGTGATAGATGGAGTGGTCCAAATATTGATGGTAGAAGATCATCTTGGACACTAGCACATCTTGACGGAATCAAATTTTTAGATTATAATGATAGTTTGATGAAGAATTCTTACATCATTAAAAATAGCAAACATCCATTTGTTTCCACATTTACTGGTATTTCTGGTGTTGCTGACCTGTTGAACAAACAACAGGTGGTATTATGGGGTGATGATATTCGTAATTGGGATAATAAGCCAATAACTTATTCATTTGAAAAACATTTTTACGGTAATCGTAATTCTAAATTAATGTATCTTGGTGACTTTGAACTGGCTAAACTAAATGAATATTTTAAACTATAATAAAAAAACATACCCACATTTTCAGGCTGAAGGTAATGCCTCACAATTTGCTATTGCTTATGCCAAACATTTCTGTAAAGGCCATGGTGTAGATATCGGATGTAATCGACCGGAATGGTGTTTTCCTGGTGCCATCGGTATCGATTTGAATTTCAACGATGGTAATACAGCATACAGTTTTGAATATACCGATTTAGATTATGTTTACTCCAGCCATTGTTTAGAACATCTTCCTGATTGGGTTACAGCACTTGATTATTGGACAGAAAATCTGAAGCCAGGCGGAGTTCTATTTCTATATCTACCACACTATGCCCAAGAATACTGGAGACCGTGGAATAATAGAAAACACATTCATATGTTCTCGGCCGAAATCATCAAAGATTACATGGAATCCAGAGGTTACATCAACATATTCTATTCCGACCGTGATTTAAACGATTCATTTATGATTGTTGGTGAGAAAAGCCAATAAAAACGATACTATGTATCGAACCGAATCTTTATAGAATTGGCTCCAATAGTTTAAAAGTTGTATAAATAAGCAAATCGGCAACCAAAGTGTGTTGCAAATCAAGAGGAAATTCAATGTTAACATTTAAATCATTCCTGACGGAAGAAACGGAAAAGAGTTCCGAACTCAAGCACATTCATCATCCTGAAGATAGACCTTTGATGCATGGCCATGCTGGCTTTGAACATGCTCATGAAGCTTTAATGAAAGCTCATGCTCACATGACCGGTGGCCACAATAATACAAATCTAACAATGAAATACGATGGTTCTCCATCAATTGTATTTGGCCATCATCCTAAGAATGGTAAATTCTTTGTGGCGACCAAATCTGCCTTCAATAAGAATCCAAAGATTAATCACACAGAAAAAGATATTGAAAGAAACCACGGTCACGCTCCTGGTTTAGCCAGAGCACTCAAACACGCACTTAAACATTTACCCAAAGTAACACCTAAACACGGTGTTTATCAAGGCGATTTAATGCACCACCAAGATAGTGGTAAATTAAATGAAGGCTACATCGTAGAAGCTAAAGAAGGTAAAGTATCATTTACACCGAACACAATTACCTATACTGCTCACGGTGATGAGGCAAAAAAGATTAAAAAATCTAAAGTTGGTGTAGTGGTTCACCACCAGTATAGTGATGACATGAAGCATGCTTCACCTCATGTAGATGTGAGTAAATTTAAACAACATCCGGATGTCCATATTCATGGCGCAGAACACGATACCAGTAAAGTACAACATTCTGAAGCCAACGAAAAAGAATTTCATAAACACATGGCTGCAGCAAAAGAAATTCACGATACTCACGGTCACAAAATGTATAACGCAATTCATCCAAAACATAGCGGTGAACATGGCCACCTATCAACATACATAAACCATACTGTAAGACATGATGAGGTTCCAAGTGTCGAGGGTTTCAAAAAACATTTACACAATATACACGAAAAGCTGGCTTCCAAAGTTTCAACTGAAAAATCTAAGGCTGAAAAAACTGGCGAAGGTAAAAAACAAATTGCTCATGTTGAAAAACACAAAGAACATTATAGCAACTTATTCTCAATGCACCATCATTTACACCAAGCAAAAAATGCTTTAGTTAAATCATTAGAAACACATGAAGGACACTACCAACACCACATTGAAGGTAAGAAGTCCAAACCCGAAGGTTTCGTAGTTCACCACGATAATCAACCAACTAAATTGGTTAACCGTGCTGAGTTTGCTAAACAGAATCTTTTAAAAGTTCGTAAATGAAATCATTCTTAGAACTAACCGAAGAAGCAAAACAAGGTGAAAAACACCATGTGATGACCTTTGGTCGCATGAATCCTCCTACAACCGGTCATTTGAAACTGATTGATAAAGTAAAAGAGGTAGCAAAAGAACACAATGCTGGTCACACAGTTGTTGCTTCCCATTCACAAGATGCCAAAAAGAATCCTTTGAGTGGCGCACAAAAAGTGAAGCACCTACAAAGATATTCACCAGGAACAAACTTCAAAACTTCCTCTAAAGAACATCCAACATTTTTACACCATGCAGCCGAATTACATAAATCCGGTGTAACTCATTTACATATGGTTGTTGGTTCTGACCGTGTTAAAGAAATGAAAGAAAAGTTAAACAAATACAATGGTACACATAAGGGTGCATTGTATAACTTTAAAAAGATTCATGTTCACTCAGCTGGTCATCGAGATCCTGATGCAGAAGGTACAACAGGTATGTCTGGTACCAAAATGCGTGATGCTGCTTCCGAGAAAAGATTCCACGATGTTAAAGATAAAACAGGTAAAGTTGTAAAACACGGATTTAGAAGTGGTGTTCCGGATCACGTTTCAGATAAACATGCTCAATCATTAATGCACGATACTCGTAAAGGTATGGGTCTGCATGAAGATACTTCCCGTGGTCATTTTAAAGCAATCTTTGTAACTGGTGGACCTGGTTCAGGTAAAGATATTATCATTCGTGAAGCCATTGCTGAAGCTCGTATCGTTGAATTGAATCTGATACAGGCCAGAGATTACCTTGGTGATAAACAAAAGTTATCAGAGAAAACCAGTGATTTTCGTAGAGAAGCCATTCGTAATCGTGGTCCATTGATTATTAATGGTCCTGCTGATGATAGAGAAAAACTCTCTTATGTAAGAGAAGAACTGGAAGAATTAGGTTATGAAACCCTAATGGTGTTCGTCAATACCACCAATGAAGCCAGTAAAGAACGGAACACACTATTGTCTAGAATGATGGTAGAATCTGTACGCCAAGATAAATGGTTGAAAGCGCAAGAAAACACTAAATATTTCAATGAGATGTTCACAAATTTTGTTTCCTTTGATAATACAGGTGACATAGATAGTAAAGATGGTGACATACATGAAATTTACCAAATGACGGAATCCTTCTTGGATCGTAAATCGGTAAATGAAACAGTTAATGATTGGTTACATAGAAATAACAAACCAATGGTTATGAATTTTGACTTATATAAGGAAGAAAAAAATGTTAAAAGCACTAATCGATTTATTCAGAAAACCAAAGTTGGAAGAGCAGAGCGACCAAGCGACATCCCAGCCGACAACCGAGCCAACGATCCAGCCGGTGACACCATCAAGTGGGACGGCACCAAAAAAACGGGCGGCTACACGTTCCGCACCTACGAAGAAAGCCAGCCCAAAGTCAGCTGGAGACCAAGCCCCAAAGAAAGCAACTTCTCCAAAGACAAAGAAAAAGTAAAAAGGAATAGAACATTATCTGATCCAAGACCGAGTGATCCATCAGGTTTAGGTGGAGAATGGAATACAAGAACCAATGGTAGTGGTTTAACTGGTGGTGCTGGATTAGGTGAGAGTATAGATTACAGTAATGCAAGTCCAGCCAGTACAGCAATGCCTTCTGGTGGTACTGTGAATCCATTGAGTAGTGCTTATGATAATAAAGATTTTAAGAAGTTTAGAAAGAATATAAAAACGGAGGCCATTGATGATCCAGGCGCCCGTGACATGGGTGTAGGTGGAGTTCTTGGCGGATCAACAAATAAAGAACCTTTAGTTACACCTGCTGATAATAAAGTTCGTGTAGATAATTTATTAAAAAAGAAAAAAAAGCAAAAAAACGGAGAATAAAAATGTTTTCAAAAAATAAAGTAAGCCAATCAATGATTGATGCAGTTAATCAAGTTGTAGAAACTGCACCAATTAAAGAACCTACACCTACGGGCATGAGAGTGTTTGGTGGAAGTTATGGTAACTCCGCTAAAGCAAAGAAAGACCAAACTAAATCTGCCGTTGATAATCTTAAAGGTCCAAAAGCCAAAGAAATGAAAGAAGCCGCAAAGCCAGATTTCTTAGATATGGATAAAGATGGTAACAAAAAAGAGCCAATGAAAAAGGCTATTGCTGACAAATCAGTAAAAGAAGAATTGAAAGGCAATCAACATAAGATTGATGCCAATAACAACAATAAGATTGATGCACAGGACTTTAAAATTCTTAAAGCTAAGAAAAAAGTTAGCGAAGGCATGCATTTTGCTGGTAAACTCTTAGAAGCAGTTCGTAAGTCTGATGTGCCTGCTTATCTCCGTAAAGCTAAAGGTGACACACCATTGACTATGGCTGATGTTAAAGGTCCTAAGAAAGATTCTATCTCTGCTCCTGAGAACCTTGCCAAAGCTCGTAATGAAGAAGTTGAGTTAGATGAAGAAAATTACAAACAATGTGACGATGCTCCTATCACAACTGATACATTAGCTGGCCGTATGCCTGGCGGTAAAATCAATTCATTTAAATCTTATAAGGTAAACGTTAGTCCTTTGGATAAAGAAGGTGATCGTAAACCAGGAGATGATACTCCTGAAGCTGTTAAAATACAAAAAACTCCTGCAATGAAATCACATGAAGTTCACGAAGCAACTATTGCCGGAACACCTGGTTGGGAACCAATAAAAAAAGATACTAAAGACAAATCTGGTGCAGTTCACACACCAATGAGCCGTGCTCGTGACTTGGCCAAATCAGCTTTGAAAAGAGTTCAAGACAAAACCAAAATTAAATAATAGGTAATAATATGTCAAGAAAAGTAAAAGTTGTTAATATCAATCAAGCACCTGCTGCTAAACCTTTGGGTGTAAATCCAATGGATCCTTGGCAGGCAAAGTCTGGTATTGCTGAAGCTTCTGAAGAAGAATTGTTACATCGTTTTCTCAATTCTAGGGGAATCAATCCAAAATTTGTTTCCACAGAAACCAAAATTGCACACTCCAAATCTGGTGAATTTTTAAAGTGGAAAAATGACCACGAATTTACAGAAGAGGTAGTTAAAGAAAATCATGTTGCTATTGCCATGGGTAATATGTTAGATGATGAAGGCAGTATGGTTTTAGGCCAACTAGAACAGATGGAGAGAGCTATTAATATGGTTCGCTCACATATTGGCAAGGACTATGAGAAACAATTACCAGCATGGGTTCAAGCTAAAGTAACTTTGGCTACAGATTACATCGATACTGTCGGTAACTACATTACTAGTAAAAATGAGAAAGTAAACGAATCAGTTAAGAAACCAAAGCCAAGTGCATTAGATAGATTCCGCAAAGCATCCGATGAACGTCAGAAGAAACATGACGATCTTGCAAAGAATTCTGGTGGAATGACTTCTGCCATTGACCGTTTACAGAAACATTTAAACAAAGAAGATACAGGAATTAGTAAGGCTAAAGAAACTTCATTTCATAAAAATTTAGATACTCTTGTACATAAGACTTTTGGTAAAAGAAAAGATGAATTGAAGATGAAAGAAGAAGTTGAATTGGATGAAGTTTATGGTCCAACTCAATTAGACCATGATACTGTCAAGAAGCATTTAAAGAATATTATGGCCATCGATTCTGATGAACCTACTGCCACTTCAGCCGCTCATGCAGCCATCAAAAAAGTATCTACTATTGGTAAAACATCAACAAAAAGTACAACTAGACAAATGTTAGGTGCTTTAATTCGTAAACATAAGATTCCAATTGACCATCACCATCGTGCTCTACTGAACAAAGAAGGTGTGGAGTTAGATGAAGAAAAACTCGACCAAATGATTAATGAAGTTCTAGGTAAAGATGCTTCCGCTGGCGATTGGATCCATGATTTCATTCATTCAGACAATCCTAAGTTTGCTGGTAAGTCCAAAAAAGAACGTCAGAAAATGGCTCTCGGTGCTTATTATAGTAAACAGAATGAAGAATTCGAACAACTTGATGAACTTAAAAAGTCTACAGTATTCTCTTGGTTAAAACAACAACCAGTCGTACCAGTGAGAAAACCAGGTAGTGATAGAGTATCATACAACCAAAAAGTTAAAAATCACAGTAAGAGTTGGAATAGAGCTCTAGACCGTTTATCCGGTTACAAACCAACAAGTGAGAATACACTAGATTCTTTAGCTGCAACCCAAGCACCATGTGATGGTGCCAATGGTGGTGAAACTACCAGCATAAAAAGTCAGAGATCCAAATCTGCTCGAATGATTAAGGCTTTATATAAGAGTAAAGGTATGGTCAAGGAAGATACCTATGACCATGAAAAGGAAGATAAATCGGTACAGACTTATGGTAAAAAGCCTAAGTTTAATCAAACCGATAAAAAAGATAGTTTTGGTGAAAAGAAACCAGAAGCATTGGCAGTAATGACTGGTGGAACCACACTAACTGGTGAAAAGCGAGATGAGGTAGAAATTGATCCTATGATGAAGAATAGACCAGGCCAAAATCAATTCAATAAAGAGTTTGGTAAGAAGGGCAATTAACATAAATAACATATAAACAGACATTAAAGGAGAAAAAAATGTCATCTTGGGGAAAAGTCGATCAAGCATCTAGCGCACCATATTGGGCTGTAAATGCTGCAATTGCAAAGGCTGCACCATCTGAAGTAAATGCTGCGCCTACCGCTACAAACGTAGCCTATCTTTACGGTAATACTGCACCTAGTGCATATATTACCAATGAAACCGTTGGTCTATTCTTGATTGATGCAACCGAAAAATTTGCAGGTTCAGATAATATTACTGATGTTTCAATCATCAATGGTGGTACATTGTATGTCGAAGCACCAACCGTAACATTCTCCGGTGGTGGTGGCGCAAGTGCTGCAGCTACTGCAACCATTTCTGGTGGTGCCGTTACAAAGATTGTGGTTACCAATGTCGGATCTTCATATGAAACAGTTCCGACTGTAACAATTCCAAAAGCTAGGGTAACGATTCCTACTACTGGTATTACAACTGGTACTGATACTATTGCTTATACAACGCATGGTCTAACCGCTAATAGTCAAGTTGTATATCAAAACGGTGGCGGTGCTTCTGCTACTGGATTAACTAGTGGCAATACTTACTATGTTATTGCTTCTGGTTTAACCGCCAACGCATTCAAGGTGTCAGAAACTCTTGCAGGCGATTCTGTTGATATTTCTGGTACTGGTAATGATGCTCAGTATTTTGAAAAGGTTGCTTCAACAGCAACAACTGCACTTGCTATTAAAGGTTTAGGTCAAAGTGGTGGTAGTGATTCTGGTTTCACACATGCACCACACGTTGGTTGGAATATCAAGAGAGTCGGAACAGGTGGTCGTGCTGGCCGTGTTCAATATGAAACTCTAGTTGCTTTAGCTAATCCAACTGGTGATGGTTCTGACGATATTGCATTACCAGACGCTTAATATTGAAATTTGAAGTTGATATATAGACGGAGATAGCTTAACTGGTATCTCCGTTTCTAATTTATAGGTTTACAGAATAATATGTTTGATGATTTGAATGATGACAATTTTTTATTATATGCGATGAAGTCCTATGCTTCACCCAATTGTGTCATGTCGGAATTTGAAGGCGACATGAAAAGAACCAAATATTTAAAAAGATTGTTTCGTAGATATAAGGTTACTAAGGCTTTAAAAGAACGATTGATTTTAAATCATATCATTCTATTGAATAATGTTTTTGGTCCAGAAGCGACCACAAGAATACTATTCTATAGGATAGATGAAAGAGATTATGATATATTGAAAACCTTTTTATTATATCTGAATGTTTTACCAGATACAGTAAAAGGTATTAATGGAAAGAATATAAAGGTGGATGAGATACCTTTAGACATGCACATTGCAGAAATGTTAAGACAACTATGAAATCTTTTAAACAATTCGTAGAAGAAAGTTACTGTACCGTTACAGCCTTAGAAAAAGGCTTAAAGAAATTAGATAATCATGATTATGAATCAATTAATAAATTGATGATGAATATATCTAAAAAAGGTAACACTACTGGTAAAGAATTACATAACGATTTTGTATCCAGACACGGTAAAACTCCTGATGATTGGATTAAACAGAACATAAAAGAAGATTTACGAAAGTGGTTTAAACAAAAGTGGGTCCGTATGGACACTAAAGGTAATATTAAAGGTGATTGTGCAAGAGAACCCGGTGAAGGTAAACCAAAATGCTTACCTCAATCTAAAGCTCATGCGATTGGCAAAGAAGCTCGTGCAAGTGCAGCTCAAAGAAAACGCAGAGAAGATCCTAATCCTGAACGCCGTGGAGCTCCAATCAATGTTAGCACCGAAAATAAGAAAAGAAAGGAATAACACATAGTGAAAAAATTTAATGAATTCAAAGATTGTTTAGTTGAAAAAAATGTGCCGACAAGTCCAGACAAATGGGCTCGTGCTAAGGCTGCCGCTAAATCAAAGTTTGCTGTTTATCCTTCCGCTTATGCCAATGGTTGGGCATCGAAAAAATATAAAGCGATGGGTGGTGGATGGAAAAGTGTTAGTGAAGAATTTATGGTAGAAGAGTTTGAAGAATTATTTGACATCATTGAAGATGTTATAGAATGTGTTGCTGAAGAACATGGTATTGATTCCGAATTACTTTGGGAAAAACTTGAAGATGTAAGTGACGAAGATTTGATAGAAGAATCGGCCGCTTGGCAAAGAAAAGCGGGTAAAGATCCTAAAGGTGGATTAAACCGTAAAGGTATCGCTTCTTACCGTAGAGAAAATCCAGGTTCTAAATTGTCAATGGCTGTTACAACACCGCCATCTAAATTAAAACCTGGTTCTAAAGCCGCCAACCGTAGAAAATCATTCTGTGCTCGCATGGGTGGTGTGGAAGGTCCAATGAAGAAACCAAACGGAGAGCCAACTCGTAAAGCTCTCGCACTAAGAAAGTGGAACTGCTAATGACAACAAATATAACTAATAAAATTTTTACTGCCAACATGGGCAACCGTAGAGCTAACACCTTTATTGGTGGTGTTGGTGAAATATTCTATGATATTGATGGAACAACACCATTACGACTTGGTGATGGTGTAACGCCAGGTGGCATTCCTTTTGGTATTGCTTCTTTTAGTGCAACATGGGATCCAGAATTTAAAACTGCATCGGGTAATACTTTACCTGGCACAGCATCAACAGGAACTTATGTTAAACAAGGTTTGATTGTCCACTTTAGAATGAATGTAAACTTTGCAAATACAACAGATTTTGGTGCAGGCAGTCAATATCAATTTCAGTTACCGTTTCCAACAAATTCAACAATCACAATTCGTGGTGGAACACTACACAGTAAACCTGCTAATCCAGCAAACAATGCAATATATCACATTGCTGGTATTTGTGATATTGAGGAAATGTCAAACACAACAATGTTACTCTATTATAGTGGCAGTACTACAGACTTGGCATGGAAGTCTACTACGCCAGTTAATGCAACATCAAATGTCAGCACATTCGACATTAGTGGATCATATGAAACACCATCACTATTTGTTTCGGAGTAAAACATGAAAACATTTAAACAACATGTAGAAGCTTGTTGGACCGGATACACAGCCAAAGGCATGAAGAAAAAAGGTAATAGAATGGTACCAAATTGTGTATCAGTTAGCGAAGATGGTGCCATGGGTGGTTCTGCTGGACCAACTAATGTTGTGGGTGGTGGCGCCATTGCCGGTACTGGCGGTAAAGGTGGAGAACCAGGTGTTCATTTAAAGAAAAAGAAAAGTACTGTGATGATGGATATTATTCGTAGGAAGAAACCGTAATGTTATGGATGTTAAGTTTATTACCTGATTTTGTATTTCACTTAATTGTTATTATTGCAATTTTAGGTCTGCTTGCGGCCACGTTTTTTAGTTACATTCCTTTTGTTGGTACATATACAACCCCAATTAAAATTGTGTCTATTATACTGTTAGTTATTGGTATTTGGTTTGAAGGTGGCATAAGCAACAACAATGATTGGTTGGCCAAAGTAAAAGAAATGGAATTAAAAGTTGCCAAAGCAGAAGCTCAATCTGCTGAAACAAATACAAAATTAGCATATGAAATAAATGTAAAAAATAATATTATTAAGGAGAATAGTAATGCAAATTCTAAAGCGATTACTAAGTACATTACTGATGAGTGTAAGTTGTCTAATATTGCTGTCGGCCTGCACGACAGTTCCAGTCGTAACGAAGTTCCCTCAAGCACCATCGGAACTATTACGGGAACCAGCAACTTTAAAACAGTTGACCTCCTCACAACAGTAAATGAAAATTATGGTACATACTATGAGTTGGTCAACACAGTAAAAGGTTGGCAAAAGTGGTACAATGAACAGAAACAAATTTTTGAAAGTGTGAAATGATGGAACTCACTAAAGAACAACTAAGTCAATTACTACCAAAGAATCCATATATCGACCAATGGCACCATGCCTTGTCACAATTATTACCGGATTATGAAATCGACACACCACAACGTATTGCGGCTTTCATAGCTCAATGCTCACATGAGAGTGGTGGTTTCACGGCATTAAAGGAAAACTTGAATTACCGTGCGGTTACATTACGCAAGGTATTTCCAAAGTATTTTCCAAATGACGACCTAGCCAATGCCTATGCAGGTAAGCAGGAGATGATTGCTAATAAGGTCTACGCTAGTCGTATGGGTAATGGCGATGAATCGTCTGGTGATGGTTTCCGTTACTGTGGTCGTGGCCTAATCCAACTTACTGGTAAAAGCAACTATCAAGCGTTTGCCGATAGTCTGGAGATGAATGTCGAAGATGTTCCAGAATATCTACAATCCTTTGAAGGGGCTGCTCAGTCCGCTTGCTGGTTTTGGGAATCTAACAATTTAAATAGATTTGCCGATACTGGTGACATTAAAGGTATGACGAGAGTGATTAATGGTGGATACATTGGTTTGGACGATAGGATCAAACATTATGACCACGCATTAAGCGTTTTGGTATAAATATAACAATAAAATTTACATTATTAGGAGATTAATATGTTAGATAATCAAGAAGATCAACAGCGATTTAACGAAGCAGTAGGTAGAGCTCACCTTTACCACCAACAACACATTATTGACGAGTACAAGATCGATTATACTGAATTCCGAAGCCGTATCGATCCGTTTGATATTCCTGGAATCATGACAGAATTTGCTACTGAAATTGACCTTTCAGAAAACGCAGAAACCAAAGTAATCCTACAAAGAGCTTTGGATCTAATCAATAATCCTCCAGTATAATAAAAATGGCCGATATCAAAAAAGACGAAGATTGGATGCAAAAGAAGTGGCGTCCTGCCATGGGCTGGATGTATATGGTTGTCTGTATGTTTGATATGGTTGTATTTCCTGTTTTGTGGAGTATACTACAAGCATTTCAGCATGGCCAAGTACACAATCAATGGCAACCATTAACATTACAAGGTGCAGGATTATTCCACCTTGCTATGGGTGCAGTTCTTGGTATCGCTGCTTTTGGTAGAACACAAGAAAAGGTGGCTGGTACTGCTGCAAATTCTGTACAAACATTCGTGCCTACACCGGCACCTGTAGTAACACCAGCAACAATATACACATCTATGGGTGGAAAGATTGCTCCTCCACCAGCATCACAACCTGAACTATAAAGGACAAACATCATGTTAGATACAATTTTTTGGATTGCAATCGGCGCATTTGTAGGATGGAATTTTCCACAGCCATTTTGGGCTAAAGCAATTCAGGTAAAAATCCAGGCTATGTTAGCCAAAGGAAAATAAAATGAAAAAATTATTAATCTCATTTGGATTGATATTTTGTTTTTCACAAGTTTCTTATGCTGAGGCTGTGGTAAAAAAAGTTTGCCGCATAGACGAAAAGACTAAGAAAGAAGTGTGTAAGAATGTTAAGACCCACAAAAAACTAGAAGCCACTAAAGTACCAGAAAAGAAAAAATAATGGCAGACGATATTTCAGAAATTAAAGTTGATGTTGGTGTATTAAAGACCCAAGTATTGACTTTATCCGCATTGTGTAATAAAATGGACCAGGTAATAGAAAAACTGGTAGACCAACACGACCGACACCTTAGTAAAGTATATGACGATATGGACGACCAGAGAAAAGAAAAAGATACCAACATTGCCGAAATCCATACCCGAATTGATATGGTATTGGATAAAGTTCAAGAATCCGAAAAATGTATTATGGAAGAAATCAAACAATTGAAAGATACCATGGCTAGCCATGTGGATTCTTCCAGAAGCCAGTATGAGAAATTGAACCAATGGAAGTGGTCACTTGCCGGCGGTATTGTTGTTGTAACGTGGTTGCTTTCTCACTCCAGTTTTGATATAATACTGAAAGCATTACGTTAATTATTAACCCTATTTGGCATTTATATTATGAGCGTGTTTATCGACAGGAAATTCCTGTTATTGGTTTCTCCCAAGTTACAGAGGTTCGCCAAGAAAAAAGACGACCTCTATAACTTCAGATGTCCTCTCTGTGGCGATTCACAGAAAAATAAAACAAAAACCCGTGGTTATGTGTACCGCAAGAAGAATGACTATTTCTATATGTGTCATAATTGTGGAGCATCGACTACTTTTTACAACTTCCTAAGTCAAGTTGATCCAAATCTAGTCGCTGAATATTCACTTGAAAGATATAAGAATGGAACAGACAATGGAAACTATCCGAAGCCCGATTTCGAGGAAATTAAGCAAGAAGCGCCGAAGTTTAAAAAGTCCTTGGAACTTCCATCAATCGACAGTTTACCAGAGGCGCATTATGCTAAGGTCTATATTCAGAAGAGATGGATTCCACAGGCCTTTCACTCGCAACTATACTATGCGGAAGATTTCGCCGCCTTCATACAAAATCTTGGGATTGAGAACACAGGTCTTAAAGAGAAAGACAGCCGCCTCGTCATACCGTTTTATGATAAAGAAAAGAACCTGGTCGCAGTTCAGGGGAGAGCGCTAGGAGAATCGAAACTAAGATACATCACTCTGAAACTCCATGACGATAACCAAAAGGTCTTTGGAATGGACAGGATCAATCAGGAGGAGATGATCTATGTAGTGGAAGGTCCTATTGACAGCATGTTCCTAGAGAACGCCGTGGCAACTGCTGATTCTAACTTGGAATCCATCAGTAATATATACGATAAGTCCATGGTTACTTTAGTATTCGATAATGAACCAAGAAACAAAGAAATTGTGATGAAGATTGACAAAGCAATCGAAAATCATTATAATGTGGTCATCTGGCCAGAAATGATTGAATCTAAAGACATTAATGATATGGTGCTGGATGGATTCTCACCAGATGAAATCCAAGACATTATAAGTAACAATACGTTTGTAAATTTGAGAGCAAAAGCCGAGTTTATTAATTGGAAAAAGATTTAAGTTATAATAAAAAGAAAGCGAAATAAGAATGACTGAATACCTAGGCATTAAAATAGATTTGGAACAAGATAAATTATTTGATGAACTTGGGATAAAAAGATTAAAAGAAAGTTACATGAAGGAAGATGAAGAATCTCCACAACACAGATTCGCATTTGTATCAAAATCATTTGGAAGCAATCAAGAACATGCGCAAAGACTATATGAATACAGCAGTAAGCATTGGCTCAGTTATTCTACTCCCATTCTCTCTTTTGGTCGTAGTAAGCGTGGCATGCCTATATCATGTTTCCTTAATTATATTGAAGATACTGCAGAGGGACTAGTTGATAATCTATCAGAAACTAATTGGCTGTCTATGTTGGGCGGCGGAGTCGGTATCGGCTTTGGTATTCGGTCTGCTGATGACAAGTCTACAGGTGTTATGCCACATCTTAAAATTTATGATGCAAGTTCTTTGGCGTATCGTCAAGGCCGTACTCGCAGGGGTTCGTATGCTGCTTATTTGGATATAAGTCATCCAGACATTATTGGATTTTTAGAAATGCGTAAACCGACTGGTGATCCAAACCAGCGGTGTTTAAATCTACATCATGGTATTAACATTACAGATGAGTTCATGCACCTCATCGAACAATCAATGTTGGATCCTGAATTTGATGATTCCTGGAATCTAGTTGACCCAGCATCAAACGAGATTCGTGAAACTGTATCAGCAAAGATGTTATGGCAAATGATCCTTGAGTTGCGTATGCACACAGGTGAACCATACATTCACTATATTGATACAAGTAACAATCAGTTACCACAACACTTAAAAGATTTAGGTTTAAAAGTACATCAATCAAATCTTTGTTCTGAAATTATTTTACCCACCAATGAACAGCGAACAGCAGTGTGTTGTTTATCAAGTTTAAATTTGGAGACATATGATGAATGGAAAGATAACAAACTATTTCTTAAAGACGTTGCTGAGATGCTTGATAACGTGCTCAATTACTTCATTGATAATGCTCCTGACAGTATCAGTCGTGCTAGATACTCCGCTCAACGAGAGCGCTCTATTGGCATTGGTGCTCTCGGGTTTCATGCTTATCTACAGCGTAACGGAATCGCTTTTGAAGGTGTTATGGCCAAAGTTGCCAACAACCGCATTTTCAAATCTATTCGAGAAGGACTAGATAATGCTAATAAAGAACTTGGATTGGAAAGAGGTGAGGCTCCTGATGCGGTGGGAACTGGCAATCGTTTCAGCCATCTTATGGCTATCGCACCAAACGCATCTTCTTCAATTATCATGGGTAACACTAGCCCTAGTATTGAGCCTTACCGTGCTAACGCTTATAGACAAGATACTCTTTCGGGATCCTTCTTAAATAAAAATAGATGGCTTAATGAATTGGTTATTAAACTATCCCACGATAAACCAGCCGAATGGTACGATGATGTTTGGTCATCAATTATTGCTAACGATGGTTCTGTTCAACATTTAGATTGGATGTCACAACACGATAAAGATGTATTCAAAACATCCATGGAAATTGATCAGAGGTGGGTAATTGAATTGGCTGGTGATAGACAACAGTATATTGACCAAGCACAATCATTGAACCTATTCTTTAGACCAGATGCACACATTAAATATATTCACGCCATTCATTTTATGGCATGGAAAAAAGGACTTAAAACACTTTACTATTGCCGTTCTGAAAAGATTGGTAAGGCAGATAAGGTGTCTAAGAAGATTGAAAGAAATGTTATCAAAGAGTTAGATATGACACAGATTGCTCAAGGTAACGATTGTATCGCTTGCGAAGGTTAAATGATTACTGTAACTGATGATGCCTTCAATAAAATTAGAGATTTAATTTTTGAAGAAAGAAACAATAATAATTTATCACTAAGAGTGTCGGTAAAAGGCGGAGGCTGCTCAGGTTTTCAATATGAATTTGCCTTTGATGACAAACAAGAAGAAGATGATTTTGTGATTGAAAAAGATTCCATTAGAGTGTTTGTTGATTCAATGTCAGCACAATATTTAATGGGTGCTACTTTGGATTATAAAGAAGAAAAATTCAATTCACAATTCGTTATAACAAATCCCGAAGTTAAGAGTACCTGCGGATGCGGGTCCTCATTTAGTATATAGAGAGAAGAATGACTAAGAAACCAGAATCAAGGATGACCGATGAACGGACATATTTTAAACCTTTTAATTACGCTTGGGCTTATGATGCATGGCTTAAGCATGAGCAATCTCACTGGTTGCATACTGAAGTACCAATGCTCGAAGATGTTAAAGATTGGAAAAAGAAACTCACCAAAGAAGAAAAACAATTCCTCACACACATCTTTCGATTCTTCACCCAAGGAGACATTGACGTTGCTGGCGGTTATGTTAATAATTATTTACCTTATTTCCCCCAGCCTGAAATTCGAATGATGTTATTGGGCTTTGCTGCTCGTGAAGCCTTACATATTGCCGCTTACTCACACTTAATTGAAACTCTTGGATTACCTGATACTACATACAATGAGTTTATGGCCTATGCAGAGATGAAAGAGAAACATGATTATGTTTTAGACATTTCATCAAAGAATACAACCAAAGAAAATACAGCAACACATATTGCTGTGTTCTCTGCCTTTACTGAAGGTATGCAGTTGTTCTCATCATTCATTATGTTGTTGAACTTCCCACGCCATGGCAAGATGAAAGGTATGGGTCAGATTGTTACTTGGTCTATTGTTGATGAAACACAACATACCGAGAATATGGTTAAATTGTTCCGTACATACATAGAAGAGAATCGTGAAATATGGAACGATGAATTGAAAGGTAGATTATATACTATTGCTGAACGCATGGTAGAATTGGAAGATAAATTTATTGATTTGGCATTTCAGATGGGTGCCATGGAAGATTTATCAGCTGAAGATGTTAAGAAGTATATTCGTTATATTGCCGACCGTAGATTGATTTCTTTAGGACTCAAAGGTCAGTTTAAAGTGAAAAGAAATCCTTTACCATGGGTAGAGGAAATGATTAACGCACCAACACACACAAACTTCTTTGAGAACAGAGCAACTGATTATGCTAAAGGTTCTTTATCAGGAGATTGGGGTGATGTTTGGGCCAATTAAAGGTTACATATGACAAACAAAGCACTATCGGGCGATTGCCTAAGTTGTGAATCACAATACACAGTTGAATTCACGGAAGAATTAGTTTCACAAGAACTACCAGAACATTGTCCATTCTGTGGTGAAATCATTGAAGAATTATCCGAGTCCTATATAGAGGATGAAGATGATTTGGATAATGAGGCATGGGAATAAACTGGACATATAATAATACAGATTTTACGGAAGACTTGATTGGTAATAATTACGGGTTCGTGTATCAGATAACTAATCTGACGAATGGTAGAAAATATATTGGGAAGAAATTCTTTTACTCTTCCAAAACCAAACAAGTCAAAGGTAAAAAGAAACGGTATAAAGCATCGAGTGATTGGCAAACTTACTATGGAAGTAGTGCCGAACTAACTACAGATGTGTTATCATTAGGTCATGACAAATTCACCCGTGAAATTTTACATCTTTGCCAATCCAAAGGCGAATGTAGTTATGTTGAAGCAAAAGAACAATTCATCCGTGGCGTTATGGAAACGGAAGATTACTACAACAGTTGGATTATGGTAAGAGTGAGAAAATCACATCTCAAGGACTACAATGTTAGACTATCTCAAAAAACTCAAGGATGATCCTGAAGGACCATTCGATGCAATCTTCTTTCTACCAGGTGAAAAGGAAGATGAAGTTCATATCGAAGCTTCAATGTTCAAAAATCCTGGTGAAAAATTAGGCGGTAATGATTTGGGTGATTCATATCAAGTGGTATTATTCAAAGATGATGTCGAAAACGATAAACTATATGATGTTGACCGGTTTGAGGCAATCTTCTTGGATCCATACGAATACATCTCTAATCTAATACCACAAAATTGGTTTGGTATATTTGTAAAAAAGACTACCACTTCCGAAGCCTTTCTCCAACGAATATTTGACAAATTACAAAAAGTGTGATACAATAGACCTCTATTGAAACTATTGAAAGTTTGTTATGATTCTCGTTGACCTAAACCAAGTATTACTTGCAGGACTTATGGCACAAATTGCCAACCATAAAGGCAAGCTAGATGAAAGTCTGGTTCGCCATATGATTCTGAATATTATCCGAAACCATGTTAAGAATTTTAAAGCCGAATATGGTGAAGTGGTATTGTGTTGTGATAACCGTAAATACTGGCGTAAAGAGTTTTTTCCATTCTATAAAGCAGGTCGTAAAAAGAGCCGTGAAAAGTCCAATCTAGATTGGCACATGATCTTTGAAATGCTTGCTAAATTCAAAGTAGAACTCAAAGAAAACTTCCCCTATAAAGTAATTGATGTTGATGGTGCCGAAGCCGATGATATTATTGGTACATTAGCGCCACGCCAAGCTGCTCACGAAAAAGTATTGATTCTATCGAGTGATGGTGATTTCTTGCAGTTACAGAACTATGCGAATGTTAAGCAATACAATCCATCACAGAAGAAATATGTGGTATCAAAAGAACCTATCCTAGAACTCAAGGAAAAGATTATCCGTGGTGATAAGGGTGACGGCATACCAAATGTACTTTCTTCTTCTGATTGTTTTGTTCGTGATCTCCGTCAAACTCCCATTACACAGAAAGTGTTGGATAAATTGATGAGAGAAAGTTACTTAGAACAGTCCGAAACTATTAAGGCCAACTTTATTCGTAACTCCACACTAATAGACCTATCTTTTACTCCACAAGAGATAAAAGAAAAGATTATAAATACCTATGAGGAAACAAAACCTGCTAAAGGCAAATTGTTGAATTATTTTATTGAACATAAACTGAAAAACTTAATGGAAGTGATAGAGGAATTCTAATGAAAAACATTTATGAAGTATTTGATGAATTTGAAGAGGCTGATGGTAAAAAAGCCAAGATGGCAGTAATTGAGAAGAATCTTTCTCAAACATTGGTACAAGTATTGGAATTGGCATTTCATCCAACACACGAATGGTTGATAGATGATATTCCTACCGAATATAAAATTCCACATACTCTTCCTGGTATTTCACCATGTCAATTATCAACAGAGATTCGTAAGTTGTATTTGTTCAAAAAAGGACATCCTTCTGCTGAACAATTGACACCAGAAAAGAGAAAACAATTATTATTGCAGTTGATTGAATCAATAGAGCCCCGTGAAGCAGAAGTTGTTGGCGGCATTCTAAGAAAAGATTTAGGCGTCAAAGGTTTAACTTACAAATTTGTTAAAGAGGCATTTCCCGATCTATTACCATAATGATTCGAAAAGATAGAATAATAATTACTTGTGGCACTTTCGACCCACTTTCTAATCAAGAGTTGAATTTTTTGAAACGATGTAGGTCGAAAGGTGATTGGCTTATTGTTGGCGTTCACTCAGATTGGTGGATGGCTTGGTCTGAAGGTGGATTTGTACAAGATTATCAAGCTCGTAGAAATATCATACAAAATTTAAAATGTGTAGATGAAGTGTTTACATTCAATGATTCCGATGGCACAGTCTGCCAATTACTCAAAATTGTAAAAATTTGTTATCCTCATTCCGATATTACCTATATTTCGGAAGAAGATATGCATAATATGCCCGAAACTAAGATTAGAGGCATAACCTTTGAAACCATGAAATAGGAGATTGAAGTGACAAAGTTTGTAGGTAAGTTTCGCAAGAATCAAGATTATAATGAAGATTACAGTTATATGCCAAAACGTAAACACCGTAATGAACATTCTGAAATTAAGAAATTAAAGAATCGTAATGTAGAAGAATTACTAAGTGAACTTGAAGATACAAGTTTACCAGAAAAAACTCAACAATACAGATAATTTCAGCATAAGTAGGTATGTCCGCCTTTGATATAAGGTATTGGTAATAGTGTTGTATCCTAGCAACAAACCTCTTGACATTGGTTTATAATTGTGAGATAATGGTTCTTCAGTCACGGAGAACTCTTTATTATGATATACGGTTATATTCCAAAATCTAAACCCAAGAAATTAACCAAAGCTCAACAAGAGCAAAAAGATCAATGGTTAAAGTCTATTAATTCTATGTCTACCAATTTCAGTAGAAATAAATCCACGAAGTTTTCCAAAATAACTCCAATGTTTTCCATTCCTGCAGGTCGTGAAACTCCTCGTCTTGCGTCCTTAGATACTGGTTTTATCGCTTGTACAAAGAAATTCGGAAATTCGTACACAGGAGAGAAAATTAAAGGCATTGGTACGATGCACAAATCAAATGCTGTGCCAATTTTTACAGATAATGAAGCAA